GAGACAGCGGGACGCTGGCGATGAAGAGGCCGTAATCGAGGGCGTAGATGCCCTTTTACAGTCACTGTCAAAGCTAAAGGAATCCCTGCATGTCAGAGGAAATCAAGAAGGCCATCGGCGCGGTTGACGCGCTGCACGCCGGATTCGAAGAGTTCAAGAAGGCCAACGACGAGCGCCTTGCCCAGATCGAAAAGAAAGGCAGCGCCGATGTCGTGACCGAGGCCAAGCTTCAGAAGATCGAAGCCGACCTTGAGAAGGCCCAGAAGATCGCTGACGAAGCCGTTCTGGCTTCCAAGCGTCAGTCTCGCATCGTCACCGACGAGCGTGGCGAAGTGGTCGATCTCGACCGCAAGGCCCAAGAGTGGGCTTCCATGAACGCCCGCCGCCGTGGCGCTGTTGCTGGTTCCTTCGGCGCTGCCGACATGGACGGCTACAAGGCCGCGTTCGACACCTTCCTCCGCAAGGGCGAAGAGGTCATGGGGCCGGACGAGCGCAAGGCTCTTTCGGTTGGCACCGATCCCGATGGCGGCTATGTGGTCAATCCCGACCTCTCTGGCCGTATCGTGATGAAGGTCTTCGAGACCAGCCCGATGCGTGCATACGCCTCGATCCAGGTCATCTCTTCGGATGCCCTCGAAGGTCTGTTCGATCTCAACGAAGCCTCCTCGGGCTGGGTTGGCGAAACGGACAGCCGTCCTGAGACCAACACGCCGCAGCTTGGCAAGTGGCGCATTCCTGCCCACGAACTCTATGCGAAGCCCAAGGCTACGCAGAAGCTGCTCGATGACGCCTCGATCAACATGGAAGCATGGCTTGCATCCAAGGTTGCCGAGAAGTTTGCCCGTGACGAAGCCAACGCTTTCGTTGTCGGCAACGGCGTCAACAAGCCCCGTGGCTTCCTGACCTATTCGTCTGGCACCACGCTTCCCGGCACCATCGAGCGTTTCGATACCGGCGTGAACGGCGCATTTGCCGCCGCTCCCAACGGTGGAGACGTTCTGATCAATGCACTGTATGGCCTGAAGCAGCAGTATCGCGCCAACGCAACCTGGTTCATGAACCGCGCCACGCTCAAGCTGACGCGCAAGCTCAAGGACTCGGACGGCGCTTACCTGTGGTCTCCCGGCATCGCTGCCGGTCAGCCCGCATCGCTGCTCGGCTATCCGGTCGCGTCCTTCGAGGACATGCCTGATCCGGCCACGGACTCGCTCTCCATCGCCGTTGGCGATATGCGCGAAGCCTATCAGATCGTGGACCGCCTCGGCATCCGCACTCTGCGCGATCCCTACTCTGCCAAGCCCTACGTTGAGTTCTACACCACGAAGCGTGTGGGCGGCGATGTCGTGAACTTCGAGGCTCTCAAGCTGATCGAGTTCACTGCCTAAATCACGAACGCGGGGCGGCAATAACGCCGCTCCGCAACCACGCCGATAAGAAGGATTCTTGAGATGCGTGATATGCTTTCAAACAAGCAGGTTGTTCTGCTTGGCACCGTGACTCTCTCTGGCACCACGCCGGGAGCGACTTCTTGGGTTGACACCCGTGGCTTTGATGCCGTCACCCTGATGCTTGCCACCGACACCGTGACCGATGCTGGCGCTGCTGCTGGCTTCACATTCACGGTTCAGCACTCCGACACGACCGTTGCTGGTGACGCTGCGGCCATCGTTGCGGCTGATTCGGTCAATGGCACGATTGCTCTGTCTGTCACTGCCGATGGCGATGACAACAAGATCATCGGCGGCATTGGCTACAAGGGTTCCAAGCGTTATGTTCGCATGAACGGCGTTGGCACCACCGGCACCGATGCGACCGTCAAGGTCTACGGCATCCTCAACAAGCCGCATCGCGCTGCCACCACGTTCGTCGGCAGCAACGTGGCTGCTACCTAAACTTGACTAAGGGGCGGGAGGAATCCCGCCTCTCCATTCTCTCAAGAGGTTGACCATGCAAGCGAAGATCACCGCCACTTACGGCTACAAATGCGCCCCGGATGGTCACACTGTTCTCAACTTCGCCAATGGACAGATCGTCTCTGGCAAGGTTGCCGAAATGGCCGTTGAAGATGGTGCTGCCGAGGCAATTGAAGTCGGCCCAGTCGAGACCAAGATCGCGCCGCCATCTGAAACAAAGGCGCGCAGAGGCAAGCAGTCCGTTGCTGGTCAGAGGTAAAAGATGCAGAGCATCAATTTCAAGCGTGGCGATACGTTCAGCCTCGACTGCACCCGCAAGGATAGTGGCGGAACCGCGATCAATCTGACAGGTTACACGATCACATCTTCCGTCAAGATGGGCGGATCGTTCTCCGATACATTGACAGTCACAGTCACCAATGCGGCAGCTGGTCAGTTCACTCTGACAAAGGCGGCAGCAAGCACGGCAAGCTGGCCCATCAGTTCTGAAGACTCAACCGTTCTTTGCGATGTGCAATTTGTCCTTTCCGGCGTCATCAAGAGCAGCGAAACCTTTTCGATCTATGTCGTTGAGGACATCACGACTTGAGCATTCTTGAAATAACATCTTGTGGACGATCGATCACGGTCTCCGTTTTCGATGATGGAGACATTGATCTTTTCGATGTGTTCAACGGCGCGCCATTTGATGTTTTCGATGAGTTCGATGGCGCTCAAGTAGACCTTATGGATTTCGGCAACAACGGACCAATTGACCTAGATGACATTTACTCAGGTCAACTCCTGTCTGTTTCGACCTGTGCCGATATACTTGATTTGCTGACAACAGATGCGACAGCAAGCGGCTTTCTTTCAATTCGCAATCGCTCAAACGTTCTGATCATGACCAGGGCGAATGATTACATCAATATGAGGGCTGCGTAATGGCGTTTATTTACGATCTCAGCGATACATGGAACGCTGGCGCAACGACATTCACAGCAATCAAGATGAACGTCACCGATACGGCATCGGCGGCTGGATCAAAATTGATAGACTTGCAGGTTGGCGGAACTACTCGCTTCGATGTTGACAAAAACGGGCAGGTAGAAATTTCGGCTGGCACGGCGCTGTTGCCATCTCTCTCTACCTTGGGCGACACAAACACAGGCATGTGGTTCCCTGCCGCTGATACCATTGCCTTTAGCGAGGGTGGTGTTGAGGCAATGCGAATTGATAGCAGCGCCAATGTCGGTATCGGAACCAATGCCCCAGCGTACAGGCTAGATGTTCAGTCATCTTCAGATTCATTTTTTAGGGTGAAAACAACTGGCACAGCCAGTGCTTGGTTTATTGGTGAAGCCGGGGCGTCAGGCGCTGTTTATTATCATAACCCCTCAAATACGTCATCTATTATTACTACTAACGGCTCTGAGCGGATGCGTATTCTCAGTACTGGCGAAGTGGGCATCGGCACATCCACCCCCGGATCGTTTGGTAAGCTGGAAGTTCTGGGTTCTGGATATACCGGATTTTCGGTTGCTTCATCCGATGCGTCTGGTGTTCGTGTTGTTTTGGCAGCGAATGCCGCAAGTGAAGCTCGCATAAATGTGACTTCAAATCATCCGCTCGCTACCTTTGTTAATGGCGCAGAGCGCATGCGCGTAACCGCGGCTGGCAATGTCGGCATCGGCACATCCTCTCCAAATACAATCTTTGAAGTCGTTCAAAACAACTCTTTTATCGTTTCTCGTTCTTCCGCTGCCACGGGCGCGTCAATAATAATCGCAGCCCGCAATGACTATTATTCTGGCCCGTCATTTGCCAGCGCAGTATTACAACACTTTGGTGCAAGCGCGACTGGAACTTCTTATGGCTTATCAAATGCAAACTTGAGTTCGCTTCAGTTCATCAATTCTACCAATGCCCTCATTGGAACGAATGGCGGGGCCCCGTTAATTTTTGCCACGCTAAATGTTGAGCGTTTCCGTATTACAAGTGCTGGCAATGTCGGCATCGGCACCACGGCCCCGGATGCTCTTCTGTCAGTCAACGGCGTTGCTTCGTTCGGCGACGGCACGGCAGCAGCACCGTCAATCACCAATCTTGGGGACCTTAACACAGGCATGTGGTTTCCCGCAGCAGATACGGTAGCTTGGTCTACTGCTGGCTCTGAGCGCCTTCGTATAACAAGCGCGGGAAATCTTGGCCTCGGCACCTCGACATTTGGCACATCCGCTGCAACGGTTCTTGCAATCGCAACAGGCACCGCACCGACCACTGGCCCAGCCGACACCATCCAGATTTACTCCACAGACCTCTCGGCGGGCAACACGATGCTGTCGCTCTTCACGGAAGGAACTATAGTTAACACCAACACAACCGCCGCAGCTACGCACCGCATTGCAATTCGCGTAAACGGCACTGTATACTACCTTCTTGCAAACACAGCAGCTTAGGAGGCGCTATGATTAAGCTCGAACTAACACCGGAAGAGGCCAACGCACTGGCAAACGTGATCGACCTTGCGATCAAGGCAGGTGGCGTGAGAACGGCGGCGGCAGCAATGCCGATCTTCCAGAAACTAGAACAGGCTGCAAGTCAGCCGAAGGATGCTGAACAGTGATTAGCTTCAATTGGTCTTTCCCATCTCTCGACGTGATCCACAATCATATCGACGAGCAGACTGGAATTGAGGTCCAGAACGTTGTCACAACCGTTCACTGGGTCTACACGGCGCGAGATGGTGATTATACGGCGACGATGTACAGCACGGTCGGGCTTCCTGGTCCCGGCCAGCCGTTTACGGCGTATGAAGACCTGACAGCTGACATTGTGCAGGGCTGGGTAGAGACTGCCCTTGGCCCCGATCAGGTGGCAGAAATGCAGAAGTCGCTTGCCAATAACATCGAAGCACAGAAGACGCCGCAAGGCGGAAGCATGACTCCTCCGTGGGAAAAATAACATGAGCCTTCGCGCCGCCGTTCCGCTTTATCAGTTTCGGGGTTCGGTTCTTACGTCCGCCCCTGCATCCGAGCCGGTAACGGCTGCGGAACTCCGAACGCATCTCCGGACTGATTCGACGGAACTTCCGGACGCGGAGGCGAATACGCTCATCACGGATGCTCGAACCGAGATCGAGAACATGACCGGCCTTGCATTCATCACGCAGTCGTGGCGGCTCTCGCTTGATCGCTGGCCCGCTGGTGGTGAAGCATGGTGGGATGGCGTGCGTGAGATGTCGATCACAGAACTGGCGCGCACCAGCACCATTCAAAGCCTTGTGATCCCGCGTTGGCCTCTTCAGTCGATCACATCGGTCACTGTCTATGATGAAGGCAGCAATGCAACGGCCATCACGGTTGCCAACGTCTTCGACATTGACATCTACCAGACGCCTGGAAGGTTGACACTCAAGCGGGGCCAGACTTGGCCGGTTGCTCTG